GAGCGGCCGCAATATGCCCGAGACAGCACGGTGCCGACCAAATACGGGTACCATCGCCACCGCGGCTGTCCTGCCATTTGGTGCGTCGCTCACGCCCTCGGCACTCGGCCCAGCTTGGTGGTTCCGCCGTGGCGGTACCGGCGACCGTGTCGTGCCACGCGACCGAATCCGTCCCATGCGAAGCCATCCGTCCCAGACGACACGCGTCGCGGCCTTGCCGAACGGCGTCAGCGTCACCGTGATGCTGGCGCCGGCCGCCAGCGACAGATCTAGGAACAGCGCGCCGCCGGAGCCGCCCGACGGCGCGACGGTGCGGTCATATCCGGGGGCCTGAACGCGAACCGTTGCGGCGTTACAATCGAGGATCGCGAGCCCGGATGCGGCGAGACCGGGCCGCAGCGTGACCACGATCGGGGCCTCGTCGGCGGTGACGGAACCGAGCGCCTGGTCGAACATGGCCCAGCGGTTCGTCGGTCCGACATCGAGCCATGCCCCCGTCGTGGTCGCGGGGTCATGACCGATGTTGCGATCAATTACGCTTTCCCAGACGCGATGCGTCGACCGACGGATGACGCGCTGCCCCAACGCGTAGCCGCCGGCCGCCGTCCACTCGATGGCATCGTCCTCGGAGACGCTGCTCGATGTCAGCACGGCGTCTGTGATCGCGATCGGCTGTAGCAGCTGAAGGGTGGACGCCTGCCCGGCCGGGGCCGGATCAGAGCCGTCGTCCGTAAACGCCTCCTCACCGGTCAGCCCCTCAACCGTCAGCGTACAATAGCTGAGCGGCGCGGACGCATGGTCGACCTCGAATTCTCTGTAGAACCCGCGGACGGTCAGGCTGCCGAAGCGATCGTCGGCGATCCACGTCGCGAGGTGGCACGAAGCTCGGCGAGCTGGCGCTGGATCGTGTCGACGTCGTCGAATGGTACCGCGAGACGCACCGTCATGCGACGCGCGAAACGGCGCGGCACAACCGTGGTGACCCCGAACTCGTCGGTGACCCTGCGGCTATAGTCGATGACGCCGATCGTCGGCGCCGTCTCAACGGTGCCTAGCTCGATTGCGCCTGTGGAGGTGACGACCTTCATCAGGCGGCGCTCGCATTGCCGACGCTGAACGCCATGCCGTTATGATCGGCCGTGACATCGTCGAGCTTGCGATCGATCCCCTTGGTGTTGCGGGCGATCTCGGTCTGCGCCGAACCATTTTCACGGCGTAGACCGGCGACCTCTTCCTTCAAGGCCTCGATGGCGCTGACGATCAGATCGTCGTTGGCCGGTGCGGGCGCTTTGCCGGTCGCTGCGTTGGCAGCCGTGATCATCGTATCGATCGGCGTGGCGGTCCTGGCCGACGCGGCGGTTCCGCCGGCCAGCGCGCTGACGACGCCATAGGCGGCTTGGCGGCTGGCGTCGTTCATCGCCTGCACGCGTTCGAGCTCCTGCCGGCTCGTCGTCTGTTCGACGGTCGGCGCGGTGGTCCCGTTGCCGAGCGCGCTGATCACCCCATAGGTTGCCTCGAGGCTCGCGGCGGTCATGGCCCGCACGCGTTCCAGTTCCTGCCGGCTGGTCGCCTGCTCGGCTGCGGCCGTCAGCAGTGCCTGGCTGAGCGCCGGCAGGGTCTTCGCCGCATCCTGATCACCGCCGCGCGCGGCGGTGTTGGCCGCATTGAACTGCCCCTGCAACGCCGCAAAGCCGTTGCCGCCGGCAGCGTCGGTGACGCCGCGGATGCGATTTACCTCGTCCATGATGCTGTCGCCGACCGACGTCCATGCGTCCGCCAGCGTCTTGGCGGCCGACGCTGCGGCCTGGGCGTCCTGCACGGCATAGATCTCCTGCTGCAGGTCGCGGTTGCTCGCATCCAGCTTTGCCAGGTCGAGCGCACGAAGTGCGGCGGTGTCGCCGCGCAGCTCGAGCAGCTGACGCTGCAGATCCTGACGCTCGCTCGCGATGTCCGCCGCACTCTTGGCGCCTTCCATCGACGCCTGAAGGTCGGCGAAGGCCGGGGCGAGCTGCAACAGCGTCGCATAGGTCGCCTGACCCGCCGCGCTCGTCAGATCCTGCGCCTCGACCAGCTGGCGAAAGCCCGCCAGCGTTTCGGGCATCGCCATGCCGAGGCTGCTGAAGACGCCGGCAAACTGCGCGGTCTTCGCGGCGGCCTGCTCTTCTTTGGTGTAGAAGGATCCGAAATAGGCGTCGGCTGCCGACGTCAGCGCGGACACGCTGTCGAACTGGTCGGCAAGGCCGAGCTTTGCCGCGATGCCCATCGTCTGCGCGCTGTTGCCGAGCAGATCGAGCGACGCACCGACGGCTTCGACGGTCGAGGCGACGCGCACGAGCGTTTCGAACGTGCCTTCGCCGACCTTCTGGAACTGCGCGACGGCCGGGAAAGCTGCGGCCGCCATACCATCGGCAGCGGCGCCGAAGATCGCGGTTAGCTTCTCCTGGATCTGCTCTCCGGTCAGGTCCTTCAGGTCGATCTTGCCGATGTTGACGACGAAGCTGTTGAGGCGGTTCTGGATGTCGCTGGTCGCAGCACCGAGCGGCCCGGCCGACGCCACGATCGCATCGTTGAACTGGCGCAGGATCAGCGTGAACTGGTTTTCCAGCCCTGGGTCGGCCGCGCCGTACTGCGTCGAATATTTCGTGCCGGTCGAGATACCGAGGAACGACGACTTCTTCTTCACGTCCGAATAGTAGGACGCGTCGAAGCCGCTGTTCAGGATGCTGCCGACCGACTGCGGTCCGCCCGACAGGCCGTTGCCGATGACCGAGGTCTTCGTGCCGAACAGGCCGCTCAAGATGCTGCCGATGACCGGGATCTTGGTCAGCACCGCGCCGATGCCGGCACCGATCGGGCCGCCGATCGCCATGCCGATGCCCGCCATCGTTGCCGTCGCGTTGCTCTTGAACCCGGTGTTGACCCCGGCGCTGGCGTCGATGTTGCCGGCGCGGACGACGAGCGAAGCGACGCCACCGATCTGACTGTCGATCGACTTCAGCGATGCGGCCATGTCGCGCGAATAGGACAGCATGACGGTGTCGACGTCCTTCAGGGCATCGATGGCGTTCCGGATGCTCTCGCTCTTTGCCGACGAATCGCCGAGGACGGTGCCGGTGCCGGTGTTGGTCGGCGCCAGATCGTTCTTGCCGCCACCGCCGAACGAGCCGGCGACCGACACGCCGATCCCCGCCAGCGCGGCGACGGTCGCGGCGCCCGCGGCAATGTTGAGCGGGAAAGGCAGGCTCTTGATCGCGTTGACCACTGCTTCGGTCGCTCCGACCGCGATACGCGCGACGCTGTTGGCGATCTTGCTGCCGGTCTCGATCGCATCCTGCGCGATCGCGCGGACTGACATGGCGAACTGGACAAGGCGGAATGCCTTTTCGGCGGTCGCGAGCGTCTGATAACCGGTCGAGCCTTCCTTGAAGAAACCCTTGGCAGCTGCGGTCATGTCCCCGAACGCGCTGATCTGCTGCGAGGATGACCGGAGCGAGAAGAGCCGGTTCTCGCGCTCGATCTTCTTCTGATCGTTGCCGGCCGCATCGATCGCGGCCTTGTGCGCTTCCTGCAGCTTGGCCTGGTCGGCGTAATAGCCGGTCATGACGGTCAGCGCGTCGCCGATCGCCGAGCCGACATTGCCGAACGCATCGGCCATGCCCTGCGCCGCGCGCTGCGCGCTCTGGTCGATCGTGTCGAACAGGTCGGACGTGGCGCGCAGCTCGGCATTGAGCTCCGCCTGCTTTTCGACCAATTGCTGCGCGCGACGGCGATCGCGACCTGCTGCTCGATATAGGCCGCGCGGTCGCCGGGATTGTACTTCTGCGCCTCCTGCGTGGCCTTCAGCGTAGCGAGCGCGCGCACCCGCTCCATGTCCGTCGCACCGACGAGGCGAAGCTCTTCGCGCATCTGAGCGAGCCGGTCGTTGCCGGCTGCCATGTCGGTGTTGAACTGCGCGCTGCGCTCGGCCGTGGTGAGATCCGCGCGCGCCGCGCGCTGATCGGCCAGCGCCTTGGTCGCGCGCTCGGCCTCGGTCGTCAGCCCACGGGTGCGGGCTGCCTCGATCGCGGCGAGCAATGGCAGATCCGCGATCTGATCCTTGACCAGCTCGGCCGCGCGGGCAGCGGGCACGAGGCCGGCTGCGACCTGTGCGTTGACCAGCATCTGCGCTGCCGCCTGCTCGCGTGCGGTCGCGGTCGACTTCGCGACGTCCGACACGCGCTGCGCGATCGCGAGGCGCACCTGGCGGTCGACGGACGCCTCGATGTCGGCCCTCTGCTTGATCGCCTTGCTCTCGGCCTTCACGCGCGCCTCGGCGATCAGCGCCGCGGCGCCGGAGACGCCGTAAGCATCCGCCAGCTTGTACAAGTTGCGGATCTGCGCCTCGATCGCCTCGGAATCGCGCACGAGCGACGCCGCATGGCTGTCGACGGGCGCCTTCTTCGGCGTGCGATCCGCCTTGATCTCGTTGGCCTTCTTCAGCAGCCGCTCCTGCGACTTGCTGATGATGTTCTCGGCAGCGGTCGCGAAGAACCTGTTCGTCCCGTTGACGACCTGCCCGGCCCCCTGCGCGTAGCCCTTGCCGAACGCCTTGCCGAGGCTGCTGCCGGCGCTGGTCACGGCCGTGGCGGCATCGCTCTGGCCCATGGCCTTCAGGATCGGGCCGGCAAAGTCGCTGATCGCGCTGCCGATCGACTTCAGCCAGCCGGCAACGCGGTTGTAGATGGCGTTGAAGATCTGGGCGATGCCGTTGCCCGCCCACTGGGCCGCGGCGACGACGGGGGCGAAGAACTGCGCAACGGCCGCGGCCGCTGCCGAGACATAGGCCGACACCGACGTCGAGATGCTGCTCCACAGCTCGACGATCGCGGCATAGGTGCCGGTGAACGTGCCATAGATCGACGCGAGGAAGCCCTGCACCTGCTGCGCGTCGTTCGGCGAGAACAGATAGTCCATGAGCGACTTGCCCGACCCGCCCAGGTTGAGGCCGTCGGTGATCGTCTTCCATACGCCGGCAACCATGTCGCCGGTCGTGATCGACTGATCGCCAAGCTTCTTCATTTCCTTGGACGTCAGCCCGAGACCCTCGGCGAACTTCTTCATGCCGGCGTCTTCGTTGATCTGCTCCTTCCACCGGTAGAGCGCGACGCCCGCGACGGACGCAACCGCGATCGCGGGGAGGAACGCGACGGCGAGGCCGCCCATCTCGGCGGCAAAGCCCTTCACGCCGCCTTCAGCCATCTGCGCGACCTGGAAGATCTGGCCCGCCTGGCTGGCGAAGATCTGGAACGGCGCCGCGCCCATTGCCGCCATGGTGGCGACGTCGTTCAGCTGGAACGACAGCTGCGTCAGGGTGCCTTTGCCCTTGCGAGCGATGCGGTCCATGTCGTCCTGCGCCTGCGCGCTTTGCCGCAGACGGCCGGTCAGCACCTCCTGCTGGCGCGCATATTCGGCCGGTGCGGTTGCGCCGGTGTGATAGAGGCGCGTCGACTCCGCGATCTCGGCGTTGAGCTTCTTCGTCGACGCATAGAGGGGATCGGTTGCCATGCGCAGCTGCTCGGCCGCGGCCGCATCGGCGACCTGGGCATCGTGCGAGCCGCGGACGAGGGCTGTGAGGCGGGCATGCTCGTCTCCAAGCTGCTTGACCTCCACTGCGGCCATCCGCGCCGCGCGCGCCTCGTCTTCCGCAAATTTGGCCGACAGCGCGCTGAATGATGCCCCTGCGTCGGTAGCGCGAGGACGATCTGTTCCTTGGATGCGCGCGATGGCAGCTTCAATCCGCGAACGCTCCAGGAGCTCCGCGTTTAAGGCCGCCTCGGCAGCGACGCGGGCCTGCGCGGCCTCGACCTCTTTCCATGCCGCCAGGCCCTGGCGCCGATGCGATTCGAAAAGTTGATATGCCTGATCTGCCTGGCGGAGAGCCTGTGCCTGACGCTCTGCAGCAGCCGCGGCTTGATCGGTTGCCGTGACCAGCGCCAGCTCCTCGCTGCGGATACGCTGGGCCAGTTCTTTCAGGCCCTGCTGCTCGGCTGCGAACGCTTTGAACTCGGCCGAAGCGCTACGGACCTCCTCGCGGGTTTTGCCGAAAACGCTGTTCTGACGCTCGAGCTGACGCGCCATCGCCTCGCCTGCCTTCTCGACGCGGGCGAACTCACGTGCTGCGTTGGCGCCTTCGCGCGTCGCCGCGGCGCCGAAATTCGTGACTGCGCTGGTTGCGCCGGCAAGCCTGATCCCACCCGCCGCGGCTTCAATACGCGCCGAGTTGCGAATGAAGTCCTGCGTCTCGGAGCTGAACATCTGGCCGAAGCGCAGCAGCTCGGCGAACGCGCCTTCTGTGTTGAGGATGAAGCCAACCTCGAGGGAGGCCGCGCCGTCGTCGTCAATCATCGCGGCCTCCTTTCGAGGATCAGCCCAGCACGGCGCGGAGCTTGGCTTCTTCGATCTCACGCTCACGTGCGGTCACCGCTGCGCGCCATGGAGGCGGACAGGTTTCAACGTCGGCCTTGTGGCTCTCAGCGAGGTAGGCAGCCGAGAGGCGGCGGATCAGCCGCGCCTCCCATGGCTCAAGGTCAACGGCGGTACGTTCGCACCACGCGTTGATCTCGATCCACGATAGCGGCACGGCGCCCATGCCGGCCGCTTGGGTCAGGCCCATCTCAATCAGCCGGTCGGTGATATGCGGCGCCGGATTGGGCGGCATAGGTGGCACGATCTTGTCGCGCTTCATCTTCTCGATCCGACTGAGCCGGGGAACGGGAGAGTCCTCTACGAACTTGGCTCGCCGTGATCGAGGGTCCGGCTTTGGCGTGGCCTGAAGCCACGCCATATGCCGGATATAGAGGGTCAGGCCGCTTTCGATGCGGCCTTGAAGTTTCCCCAATCGGCGACAAACTTCGCCACCTGGCGGGTGATGTAGCCAATACCCTGATCGGCATATGCGGCGCGGAACATGTCCTGCCCAGTGAGACTGGCCCCTTCGGGCTGATAGTCGAAGTTCTCGAACGACACGGTGATCGCGGCGAGGTCTTCGGCCGTCTCGGCAATGCGCTCTTCCTGGGTCGCCGCGGTGATCTTGCCATCGTTGTCCTGCATGCGCTTCAGCGCGCGCGCGGACTGACGTGATTCGACGGCGCCATAGGGACGCTGCCGGGGCCATGGAGATGGATGCGGATGGGGTGCTTGCCAGCCTCGTCGGCATAGAGCGGCTCGCCGGTGGGGCCCTTGACGTGCAGGGCGGCGGTGGCGGCGATAGCAAGCGAGGCGATGTTGAGCAGCTTGGTCATGGGATAGTCCTTCGCGGGAGGATGGTGCGCCAGCCCGGCTCGCGACCCGCGACGACGGGCCGAGCTGGCGCATAAGGACCGGCGTCGCGGGCGCCGGGCAGGAAAGGGATCAGGTGGTCGGCGCAGCGACCTTGACGATCTTGGTGCAGATCTCGATCGTCGGAGCGCCGGTCAGCATGCTGTCGGCACCGTCGGCGGTTTCCGGCATGCCGAAGTTGCGGCCGCCGAAGTAGCGCTTGGCACCGTCCGGATACGTCACGCGGAACGAATAGAGCTTCTGGCTCTCGTCATCGGCCGAGGTCTGCATGATCGCCTGGCCGGCGTCGGAGCTGTCGAGCGCCATCGATGGCTGCAGCGCGCCATAATCGGCCGAGCCCTTGAACTTCTGCTTTGCACCCTTGAGCGGCTGGAATTCGACCTTGGCGAAGCTGGCGCCGATCGAGCCGAGCTTTTCGACCTGGCCGACGTCGGTGAAGGTGAGCGCGGCATAGCCGGTCGCATCCGCAGTCGCTGGCGAGGCAACGGAAATCGCAAGCGACGAGCCTGCGGCGGTCTGGGAACCCATAGTGATGATCCTCGTGTCGTCATGCCGGCGGGCGCCGGCGGGATATCGCCCGCCGGGCGGCGGGCGAGCGGGTTACGCGGCGGGCTTCGCCTCGCGGGCGGTCGCCTTGCGAACCAAACCGGCAGCCCTGAAATTCTCGAAGCGGCCGGCTTCCAGGTCGGGGGTGTCCTTCGCGGAGAAGCTCTCTTCGGTGGTGGCGTCCTTGAAATCGCGCAGCACGAAAGCCTTGATCGGCGTGGCAGTGGTAACGGACATGATAGATTCCTCTTTTCTCACGCTGCCGCGTCGAAGCTGACGCGGAAGTCCTGGGTCTGCTCGAAGCTGTTCGCGGGGCCGCCGACGTCAGGGCCGGTGCCAGCAGTGAGGATCGAGACACGAAAACAGCCCGAAAGGTCGCCGGTCATGTCCCGGCAGCACCGCCGGATGAGCTTGATGGCGGCCTTCTGATCTCGATAGTTCGCGGCGCGCACCGCCACGGACACGCGCTCGACGGAACGGACCAGCGCTTCACGCTTCAGGCGTTGCCGATCGATCAGCGTCACGCTGCGGATCAGGATGGCGGGCAACACGACGTTGTCGGGGAGCTTGCGGCCTTGATGCTGGCGGGCTGCATCAGCTCGGCTAGAGGCTCATACGCGCGCAGCAGATCGCCGATGATCTCGACACCGCTCATTCGTCGGTCCCTTCCGGTTCATCGCCACCGACGATGCCGCCGCGGGTGACGCGGGCATTGACGTAGCTCTGCATCGCAACTCGCGCCGCCGCCGCACTGTGATCGAGCGAGGGGCGCAGAAAGGGGGCGGCCTTGGCGCCCGGGTGGTGGACGGTTTTGCCGACGAAGTTGTTGCCGATGCGGAGCGACTCGGCGCCGGTTTCATTGATCCGGCGGACGCTCTTGCCCTCCCGCTGGCTGTCATCGACCGATATGAAATGCGGGTCCGTGCCGTACTCGGCCCATGTAGCAAGCGATCGCGGCCACTGGCCTTTAACACCGACCCTCACGACAATCCGTCCCGGCTCGCTTTTCGTGCGCAGCGTCAGCGCCTCGGTCACCTTCTCCGTCGGTGAGCGGCTCTTCGTCTCGTCGAGCAGCACCTTGCCGCCAGCGCGCGCCGCGCCGCGCAGCAACTTCGCCTCGATCTGGGCGGGCAGCCCCGCGATAACTCGCTCGACTGCGCCCCGGCCTTTGACGCTTGGCATCAGGCCGCGTTGCCCGCTGAGGTGTAATCCTCGACCATGAACTCCATACGGTACCGCCGGCCAAGCTCGGCCGGGCCGGCGGTGATCTGCATGATGCGCGTGCCGAGGACGAACCGCATGCTGCTGTCGATATCGGTGCGGTACCGCATGCGAACCCGCGCTGGCCGCGACGCGACGTTGATACCGCCAGCCAGGCGTTCGCCGCGGCTCGGCAGCATGTCCTGGAGGTTGGCCCAGACTTTCGTGACGGGCTTCCACGTACCCGACCCTGCCCCGTCGAGGCTGTCGTCGGCGATCGGCGCCTCGATCGTGATCAAGCGGTCGAGCTTATCCTGCGGGACCATAGTTACAGCCTTCGCCGGCGGATTGTTCCGAGTAGCCAGTTGGCCTGTTTCGGTATCTCGCCGGCGTCGCGGTTCTCGTACCAGTGAGCAATGATGACGAGCATCGCCTGCTTCACGACTGCGGCGTCATCCGCGGAGATCGCGCTCGGGGCCGTGGCCGACAGGTCGAAACCAGTGATCGCACCGCACGCTCGGCGCGCGGCAGCAACGTAGCCGGTCAGCAGCTGATCCTCGTCCCGCTCGTCTTCAGCGAGCCGGCATTGCAGCCGTGCGTCATCGAGCGAGACGAGGTCAGCCACTGGGTCAGCCCCGCGCCTTCAGCGCGTCGTCGACGACATCACGACCTGACTTGCCGGGATCGTTGAAATCGATGCGATTCATTGTCTCGGTCGTATTGGCGCGCGGATCATTGTCGACGGCCGGGTGGCCGACGTCGATATCGGTCAACTGGCGGGCCGCACCGGAGGTCGAGAACTCGGACGCGGCAGCGAGGTCGGCCGGCGCCGACTTGTCGAGCCCGGATGCGATGCCGAGCCCGCCGGTGGTCATCTTGACCATGCCGCCAGTGCGCGCCGTGTCGGCCTGGTTCAACGCGCTGTCGATCGCGTTCAGAACGGCCTCGCGCTTGCCGCCGTTCTTCTCGGCCGACTGCAGCTTCAGCAGATCGTCGTGCGATAGACCGCGCAGGGCCGCTTTGACGTTGGTGACGCTGCCCTCGAGCAGCTTGTTGAGATCGTCCATTCGGTTTCTCCTTGGCTTGTTGAAACGTCGTTTCGAGCGGCGCTTCAAAAAGCCCGGGCCGGCACGCGGCCGACCCGGACAGGCTCAGTTTTAGGCTGCAGCGCCGATCTTGATGATCTTCATCGAGTCCGGGTTCTTGACGCCGCCGCCGACGCGCTTCGTCACGTAGAAGCAGACGTACGGCTTGTTGGTGTACGGATCGCGCAGGATCCGGACGCCGATGCGGTCGATGACCAGGTAGGTCTCGCGCATGTCGCCGAAGGCCAGCGCCAGCGCGTCGGCCGCAACATTCTGCATGTCGGGCAGGTCGACCACCGGGTAGCCGATCAGCGTCGATGGCTGGCCGGCGACGAAGGTCGGCTGCCAGATGTAGTTGCCCTGGCCGTCCTTCAGCTTCCGGATCGAGCCGAGCGACGAACGGTTCATGAAGAACTTGGCGTTCGGCGTGTAGATCGCCGGCAGCTTGTACACCGCGTCGATGACCTTATCGGTCGCGATCGACGTGGCACCGCCGCTGCTGAGCACCTCGATAGCACCCCAGGGGTGACGATCGGCTGCACCACCGCCGGCAGCGTAGTTCAGGAAGCCGTTCGGCTTGTTGACGCCGTCACCAGCGGCGAAGGCGATGCCCTCCTGGCGCGAGAACTCGGTCTCGATCTCGTCGGTCAGCCAGTTCTCGAGATCGATCTCGGCGTCGTCGAGCAGATCCTGCGACGCTGCCGCGTTCGCATAGAGCTGGCCGAGGCCGAAACCGAGCGCGGTGAACTGCGGCGTGGCGGTTGCCGGGCGCGACGCCGTTTCGCCGACCCAACCCGAACCGACGTTGCGATCGGTAAACAGCTTGGTGAAGGCGGCCTTGCTGATCGAGATCACGGTCGACTCGGCGCGCATCGGGGAGATCTGCTTGAGACGGCCGGTGATCGTGCGATCCCACTCGTTCGGCGTGAGCAGGCCGCCATCGGCCGGCACGCCTTCCGACATGGCTGCGCGCACGCCGGCCTTCTGCGCTGCGGCGAGCTTCTGCTCGTCGTCGCGCGATCCGCCTCGCATGAACGACGCGAACGTACCGCTGTACTCGGGGTCCGCGGGAGTGGCCTTGCCACCGCCCGCCATCTGCTGGCCGGCGAGCTTGAGCGCGTGATCGTTGAGCGACGCCTCGAGCGTGTTCATCGTCGCGTTGATCGCATCGAGCTTCGCCTGGGTCTCGGCACTGTCAGCCTTCTTGCCGACGTTTGCTTCGACCGTGGCCTTGAACTCGTTGTGCGCGCCCTGCAGCGCCGCGATCATGGCCTTCGGGTCGCCGGTGACGTCAGCGCGAATGAGGCCGGTCATTGCCCGCGGCATTGCGGGAACAACGGGCGCGGAAAGGGTCAGCACCGGCTCGGCTGGTGCGAACAGTGCACGGATCGGATGGGCGAACACGTTCGCGACCGCCACAAGGGCAGTCATATTCATTTTCTTCACGGCAAAGCCTCGTGTTTAGCTGCGGAAATCGTCGAGCAGCGCCTGCATGGCACTGATCAACTCGGGATCGCCGCCAGCGCCTGGCGTGTCGGCAGGGTCTTGGGCAGCGCCTGGCGTGCCCTTGATCTCGTTGATGTGCGCGCGCGCCTGGGCGCGGGTCGCGCCGCCGGCGACAAGCGCCAGCTCCATCGCGCGCACCTTGTTGACACTGGTGTCGGAAGCCTTCGCGTCGCCATCGATCTTCGTCTTGTCGGCCGCGAGCAGCTCGTCGGCAAAGCCGCGTTCGATCGCGACGGATCCGGACATGTACGTCTCGTCGTCCATCCACTTTGCGCATTCGGCCGACGTCTTGCCGGTTCGCTGCGCGTAGACGTCCGCCATCGCCTGATCGAACGGCGCGAGGAACGCCGAGACTTCGGCCATGTCGTGCCGGTTACCGACCGCGCCGACCCAGCAATTGTGAATCATGATGAAGCTGGCGGCGCCGATCTCGACGGTATCGCCTGCCATCGCGATCACCGACGCGGCCGATGCGGCCATCCCCATGACCTTGATTGTTACCGCCTGCGGGTGCTCGCGCAGCACGTTGTAGATCGCGAGGCCCTCGAACATGTCGCCGCCGGGGCTGTTGACCTGGACCTCGACCGGACGATCGCCGATCGCGCGCAGCTGCGCCGATACTTTCTTCGCGGTGATGCCACCGCCGCTCCACCAGTCCTCGCCAATGATGTCGAACATGGTGATGACGTTGTCACCCGTCTCGACAGCCGCGGGGCGTACGCCGGCCGCGTCGGCGTTCCAGCGATCGAGAACCGGCGCCGGCGTGAACGCGGCCACGTCGCGCTTGGCCGGAATTGGCAGAGCGCCTGGCCGCTGCCGACTCTGGATGCGGCCGACGACGCCGCGCGGCTGTCCCGCCGGCGCTGGCGTCGGCTTCGCGCCTGGGGCCGGCCGTCCGCCGATGGTCTTCACTGCACCGGGCTTGCCGGGGGCTGAGGTTGTGTCACGCATCAGCGGGTTCCTTTGGGGGCTTGGCGACCGTCGTCGCTGCTGGCTTGGGAAGGTCGTTGCCGTCCTCGCGCGGATCGAGCTCGAAGGATCCGCGGACTTCGTTCGGGACCATCCAGGCGCCGTTGTTGCCGAGCGCCTTCGAGTAGAATTCGGCCTGATCCTTCAGCGAGCCGCGCAGCAGCGCGCCCTCATTGAACTTCACGTACAGTTCGTCGGCATCCTGCTCGGCAACGGTAAAGCAGCTGCGTTCGATCGCCTGTTCCCACGCGACGAACCAGCCGAGCAGGCAGTATGTGATGAACAGCAGGCCGAGCTGCTCGATGCCGGTGCCCCACGCTGTCTCGTCCATCATCAGCAGCGGCCGCGGAACGTCCGTAAACCGCGCAACCTCTTCGACCTGCCGCTTGCGCATCTCGTCGCTTTGCGCGTCCTTGGCGGTCGTGAACGGGTTGGCGACGCCGCCTTCCTCAAGGATGAACCACTCGCCGGCATTGTCTGCGCCGGAATGATCCTCGTTCATGCTGTCGCGTAGGCGTCCGTAAGCTTCGTCGCCGAGCACCGTGGGGTATTGGATCGCACCGCCCGCCATGACGCCCTTGGCGAGCATCTTCGCAAGTGCGCGTTCGGCCGCCGAAGCGAGGCCGAGGGTCTCGACGGCCATATCGAGTAGCGAGACGCCCTTCAGCCCGTCGAGACTGATCGGGTGACGGAAGTGAAAGACGTCGCTTGCCGAGAGGGTCTGCGGTCCTCCATTCGACGGCTGATATTTGAAGGTCAGCTCGCCGAAATCGGAGACGTCCGGCTTAATCGAACCGCGCTTGAAAGGTATCAAGGCGATCACGGCGCGGCGCCCGCCCTTCATTCCCCAGACGATACGCGCATAAGCATTGCCATCGAGCAGCGCGCAGAGCTGCATATGTGATTTAAATTCGAACGCCGTTTGGAAGCTGTTCGGCCGCTTATGAAGGATCCGGTAGAGCGGGTGATCCTTGGCCTTCTCCGTCTTGCCGTCCGGCAACCGCCGATGCAGGAACGTCGGCAGCATCCCGATCGACGTCGACACGAGCTTTACCGCACGAAAGAACGCGCTGTTACGAAGCGCCAGCTTCTCGGTCACCGCAACGCCGGCCGCGGACGCACGGCCGGCGCCGAGGAATTCGCGCAGCACCGGGCTATCGAAGTCCATCGCGGTAAACGCTTGGACCGGCCCCTGCCCGCCCATCCGCATTCCGGATGCGGACGACCGGCGATATCCGGCCGCCCGCTGATAATCTGATGGCGACATGCCTGCCATAGTCGCCCCTTCAGAGCTTCCGCACGCCGCGGCGTTCGTAGACGGATTTACGTGGGGGCTGCTCGTTCATCGCCGCGGCGCCGACCGCCATGGCGATCGTCACCAGCCCGTCGATACGGCCGCGCGATCGTTTCTTGTCGAACGCCCGGTTGGCCTGGCCGTCCTCGATGATCGCGGCGTTCGCAGCGCAGCTGTACGTCACCGGCGATGCATCGATCACGATATGCTCGGCGAGGATCGCATCCTCGAGCTTCGTGATCGACTTCGGCATGCACAGCTGCTTGTCCTCGAATTTCACGAGGGTGCCCTGCGCATGGCTGACGAGCTTCAGCCCCTTGCCGTCCGGCTTGCCCGGTCCGTCGTAGCGCCAGACCGCGAAGCCGATTGCCTCGCATGCTCCTCAAACGAAAGCATGAAGGCGACGTCGAAGGCGAGAAACGCGACGTCGTGGTCCGCGCACAGGTCGCGGACCTGGGCAGCAACGAACGTCATATCGATCACGGCACCGGGTAGCGCGGTCAGATACCCTTCGGCGACCCAGTCACCATACGGCGCGTTGTCCGACTTCTCGCGATCCTCCAGCCCTTCCTGGGTCGTCCAGTACCAGGTCTTGACCTGGTGCATGACGGGCTGGTCGACAGCGAGCTTGATCCAATCGGCCGACAGGGCGGTCAGATCGTTCTTGCGACTGAGATCCAGCGCGAGATAGCACTTGCTGCCGCGCAGCTGCTTCTCGTCGATCGCCGTTTCGATCGTGCTCTGAACCGCCTCCCATGCGGTTTCCTCGATCCAGAAGTCAGCGGCGCCGACGTCGACGCCGAAGTAGAGCCGCTTAACCGAGGAAGCGGTCGAGATCCGCGTGCGCGCTGTGTTCACGCGCTCGCGGATGTTCTCGATCGGGAAGGTCTCGCCAAGCGCCGGCAGCGATTTGGGCCAGCATGCCTCGTTGGTGAACACGTTCTCGCGGTCGGCTTTGTCGATCCGAGCGACAAAGGAGAACGCCGTGTCGTCCTTCTTTTTGCCGAGTGCAATGTCCTGATACAGGTCGCTGTATTGGGTGCCGACATGCTGGGTGCGCGCCGGCGTGTTCGTGCCGAGGATCATAATGGCGGAGGTCGCGACCTTCGCGATCGCTTCCTCCCAGATCTTCAGCGCACCGTCGGAGCGGAACTCGTGAATCTCGTCGGCGAGTACGGCCGCCGGCCGGGGTCCAGACTGGCGCTCGCCGCCAGCCAGCGTCTTGAAGAACGATCCCGTCTCCGGATGCTCGATCTTGTACGCATTGTCGCCCTCGCCACGGACCACAACTTCACCGCGCGCCTCGAGGCTGTCGCCCTCGTCCTGGTCGGGAATGTCCGACCGGCACATTGCCGATGCGTCACGGAACAGGACGTTGGCCGTCGCCTTGTCGTTGCCGATCGCATAGACCTGGGCCCGCGGGATCTCGAACCAGCCCATGATGTACAGGCCGATCGCCGCCATCAATGGCGACTTGGCCTGCCCCTTGCCCGTCTCGAGCCAGGCCGATCGGAACCGCAGACGATCCGTCGCAGTCCGCCAGCCAAAGATCGAGCCGACGACAAAGGTGTGCCACGCGAGCGGGTGGAACGGTTGCCCGGCCGATGGCCCGTCGGTGACGGCGAGCACGGCCGGGAGGAAACCGAGCGCGTGCGCTGCTGCGTCCGGACGCCAGAAAAGGCCGCGCCGCTCGCCGTCACGCATATCGCGCAGATGACGTTCGGCGGTACCGCGAACGAATTCGCCGACGACCATCTTGCCGGAGACTGCGGCTTCCGCCCAGGCGGTGGTCGGATCCTCTGCCGACAGAAATGGGTTAGGCATTGCGCGACTTCAGATACGCGTCGGCACCGGTCTTGCGGCGCGCTGCCTTGACGATCTTGCCACCGTTGTTCCGCTCGCGGGGGCTGATGCACAGCTCCTTTTCTAGCGCTTGAGCTTGGCTCGCCGCATTCGACATGGTGGTCCACCACGGATTGTAGGTCGGGACGCCGGTCTTCTTTGCCTTCATGACCGGGCCGGACTTGAGCACTGCGCGCGCGCTGATGTCGTACGTCACGTACGCGACAATCAGACGGACGATCGAGTGCGAGTTGGCAACGGCAAGTTTTTCCGCGCCCCGCATCTCGCTGATGATCCGCTGCCAGTACTCACCAGCTGCGTCGCGATCACCCTGCGACCGAAGATGGTTCGCCAGTTCGGCTCCGGCGGAATGCCGTCGCCACCGTCGATCGCGATCACAGGAGCCATCGACACCTCCAGGCGGGGCCGGGAAACCCTCCCCCCTCAAAAATCGGTCGCAGCGCGTACGCGGGGCCGGTGCGGTGTCCGCTCGGGCGGCCCCCCAACTTTCGGACGGGGGGTGGCTCAGCCGAACTCCGCCTCCAGAGCGACGCTTCCGCCGAGCACGCGCGCAGCAACTGCAACGATGAACGCTGCGACCTTCACGCGCCACAATGCGCGACGCTTGCCGAGCACCCTGACCTTAAGCTGCAGCGTGGACACCACGGCTTGCGCGCTGACCTCGATGTCGATCTCGCCGTCACGAGGCATCAGGGAGCCTTCACCAAATCGAGAGCCTGGTACTCGGTGAAGCCCTCGGCAACGTAAGCGAGGAAGATGGTGCGCTTGGCATGAGCGATATGCGAAGCGGCCTCCGCCATGCCCTGCCAGATGGCAACCTGGGTACGGATGGCCTCAGGCCAGTCAGTCTGCGGCCGTTCGGCGCGCATCGGTTCGCTTCGCTCTGGCATCATGGTGAAGCCTTCTTGTTCCACGGGTGGTCGGGACTGGTGGGCCGCCCGCTGGCATTGACGCCGCGGGCATGGATCGGTGCGGCATGACCGAATTGTTCGGCCGTCACGTCGAGGTGGCACGGGTCGCAAAGATTGCGCGTGTTCTCGTCCTCGTCGCTGCCCCCCAGCGCGAGGGGATTGATGTGGTCGACCACGGTGGCAACCCGCGTACGGCCTGCCTCGGTACAGCGTTCGCATAGCCCGTTGGTGCGCCGCAGCCGACGTTCGCGCTGGCGTTGGCCTGCCCGACCACGAAGGCGCTCGATGATCCTCAAGGGCGCCCCCGGCAGGTCAGGCACAATGTGGGTCGGTCGATTGATCGTTGCATGCGAGCGGTTGGGCTGTCCGCCTGGCGCATGGCTAACCCGATCATCAGCGGCGCCATCCGCCCCGAGAACCGGGCCATGCCGGCATCGATACGGACGAGGTGGCTTTTAGCGGCCACCCGAACCGCGCACCACCGCGCGCGCGTCGGCTACCGCGGTCTCGACGTCATCGTGAAGGCGCTGTCGAACCGTCAGGCTGCGGGTCTCGGTGTCCCACCGATCAGCGGCGTCGAGGAGGCGCTCGCCGGCATCTCGCAGGCGGTCACCCTCCGAACGAGGCTTGGTTGCGGCCATCGCCACCTCCGCAGGATATAGATTGAGAGGGTGCCGGACAGCCGTCGGATGTCGCCCAGAAGCACAGCTTGGGCGTTTGGTGGCGAGGGCAGTAAGGTCAGATGACCAGCCAGTCCTACTCGCCTATACCGCTTGAGCGGCGGTGCGTGGCCCGGAAGCCTCGCCTGAGGCCCCGTCTATATCGTCGCTTCGTAAAAGAAAAGTTGCGATCTTGAACTGCATGCTGCCGCCAAAGCAGACCAGAGCATACTTCCCGTCCCCGCCCTCGACGATGCCCTCGAGGCCGGTGAAGTTCCCCTCGGCCACCTTCACCTGCTCCCCTACGGGGAACACGTACCGGTGCGACTTCTTCAGTCGCTTCCGCTGAGCCAGCTCCGCCACGGCTCGCAGGTTCAGGATCTCGTGATCGTGAAGCAATGGGATCTCGCCCAAGTGTCGGAAGATCGAGAAGGGTGGATGCGGACTGATTGGCATCGCCTGGATACGCATCAGCTCGGGGATCACGGCCGCCCGAGCGAAAACGAACGTCGGCATGATTGGCGCTTCGATCTCGATCGTCGCCTTGCTGCGCGGCCGGCGCCGGCTATGGATCTCTGAAGGCGTCCAGGCGTCGAGCCCCGCCGCTAGCAGCGACTGAGCAAGCGCCAGCGTACGCCCCGGGGAGGTTCGCAGCATACACCAGTCGCTCGCCCGCGGACGCCGCATCGTTATTCCCACGGTCAGGCGGCCGCGATATCGATCGGAATACCGCGCCACGGACCGTCACCGGCATCCCGCCGGCTGAAGCGAACATAGTTGCGCGAGCCGATGACGCGGATCGAGTCATGGATCGCCTCCATCGCCTTCTGCCAGCGCTCGTCCTCGCTCTCGACGCGCAAAAGCATGAACACGTGCGACGTGCTGATCTTGCCCTGCTGGTCGACCTGAAACACGCGGTTGACCAACGCACGCAGCTCAGCGCCACTCGTCGCCGCCCACTCGTTCAGGCACTCGTCGATCAGCGCTTTTGCCGCCTCCAGTTCTGGGCCGAATTCGAGCTGGTCGGCCGCTTGAACCTGAACCTTCTGACATCCGTCGAACGACGAGAGCGTGATGTTGCCTTTCGGACCACCGATCTTCGCGTTGTACTGCTGCGCGATTAACGCCTGAAGCTCGCCAACCCGCCGGAAGCTGCTGACTTTGAAGGCTGCGATTTCGGCGGATAGCTTCACGCTTCCGCCACCATCTCGCGGACCAGCTCATCCATAAGCAGATCTGCCGCCCTGATCGCCGCGATCGGCACGAGGCTGCCCTTTGCATCACGCAAATACGGCTGGCCGCTGACGTCCACCGCGGCGGGGGTGTTCTGTGCCGGTCACGCGGCGATCGCCGACGGCGGCGAAAGCCGGCAGAGGTTGGCGATCGCCGAGGCGGCGATCTGACCAGCGTCGACTATGTCCAGGATCGTCCGCACGTGATCCTTGTCCATCGCAACACGGTCTCCCGGTGCCGCTTCAAGCATTTGGCGCATTGCATTGGTGTCGACGGTCATGACGGATCCCGGCTATTGAACGGGTCGTTCCTTCACGATTAACGGCAGGTACGGCAGCTGCTCAAAGGTATAGGGCCGCGCCGGTTCGATCACGTCTCCAGCTTGTGACCAGCCGCGGTCCTGCAGGGCCCGCGTTATGATCTCTCGACATCGGCTCACGTCGCGGAGCTGGATGCCTCTTCGAGATCCCGGGTCGCGCACGATGTCGCCTCGCCGAATAAGCTGAGCGACTAGCTGCTGCGCACGGGACTTACCAACGTTGGGCACCAAGGCGCGCCCGATCTCTTCATAGCTCGGGCAAGAACCGGTCCGTGTGATGCGATCGACAAGAATTGCTAAGACTTCATCCCGCCGGGAGGATCGACCGTTTTCGCCGTTGTCTGCGTTCATTTAAGCCGTTCCATCCCCGTATAGAACATAGGGTGAATCGCTGGTTTCGTATAGGACTTAGCAGAACGCGAAACGAGAGCGCGCAGGGGTTTGCAATGACGAAAGACGAGCGATTTTTGGTTGCACTCGCGGTCCAGGTGCTTGCGGAAGCTGAGGCAGCGCCGGCGAAAGATCAGCGGCCGTCGATGGCGATCTCGTTAGCGTTGCGCACCCTGCTGCCCCATTGTCCTGAGCAGTGGCCGCTGACGCAGTTCTGGACCGGCATCAACGGCAGTCACGAAATCGGCCGCGCGCAGACGGTCACCGCTTCATTGAACGGCATCAAGGCGCAGCTCCGTAAATCGGGTGCCTGGAACGATGAGGCATGAGGACCAGCGCACAGGGGCGACAGCGTAACCGAAAGCACGTGGATTCGTGCGCAGCACTAGCCGGCGTAGCTCCAGCGCGGCGGAGGACCTCTCCGCCGTAGGGTCGGGAAACCCGCACAAATACGTAGTTTTTAGGGTGAGCCTTGGAGGATGTACCCCGTCGATACCCCTTCGCCCGCTCGTCGTCATCCGCGTGCTAGTAGCGACACAGGCCAGTGCGATGATGACCTAGATGACAATTTCTTTAAGACCCACTCGCTTCCAGCCCGCGCCCTTGATAAAGAACATAAATAGAACAGGAGGCACGCGTTAGGGCACAAGGTTCAGTTTTCCGGGAAGCGCCCGGATGCAGCCAGGCATGCGTACCCTGCGCGGCGCGATGTGCAGTCATTGCTGCTGTTCGCGATCGCCACTGGCGAGAGCTTGAGTCTTTGCTTTTGCAGCTGTCGTACGCTGACGAGGAGGCCGAGGCATCTCGAAAAGCCGACCTTGCAGCTGCGACATCCCGGTGGGCAGCAGCTGAGCGAGTTCACGCGCGATATCGTCCAGCGGACGTTCCCGAACCGGTTGAAGCTCATCGATCACGAGCAACAATCCTTCAAACATGTCTGCCAACGCGTTTTCGCTCGGGAGCACAACCGGAAGCATGACTTGGGGCGGCAGGACAGGCACAACGGCGTCGTCGCTTGGGTCATCCGCCATACCGAGCAGCCAAGCAAGCGAGACCCCAAGAAATGTCGCAATCTTCGGTAGCAGGCGTGAGTTCGTAGTCTTGCCTAATAAGATGAGGCTGATGGAACCTTGCGTTGCGCCGACGGCGCGCGCCAACCCAGACTGGCTCACGCGCTGAGCCGCCATAGCTTCACCAAGCCGTTCTGCTACCGTCACCACGGCACCGTTGTACAACTAGCAAAATAGTATTGATTACGAGATTCATATTGCACGCCTACGAGATTGCTCATAGGCTGCGAACGTGGCTGATCAAATCACCCCTTCCGAAGCGCTTGCCAAGCAGTCCAGATTGCTGGCGGCCAGGCTCCGTTTGGTCGTGTCGTCGGCGTCACACAGGGCGCGGTCTGGCAGCGCCTGAATGCAAAGAAGCCTGCTGCCGCAGGATGGGTGTTGCGAGCCGAAGAGGCGACTGGCGTATCGCGCCATGATCTGCGGCCTGACATCTACCCAATTGAGCAAGCCCCGGCCGCTACGGACCTGGAGCCCACGCGATGACCATCGCTGCTCAATCCTCATCAGTTTGTCTCGGTCGCCACACGGGCGACGAGCGTCGCGGTGCGCCTCCCCCCCTCCGCTCCGCGACGTAATTCCTTCCGATGCAGCCTTGTGCGCATCAACAGCCTTCCCTTTCGACCGCTGGCAGACCGGTCGGAACCCATGCCCCACCGTCCGACACGGTGTGGCATGTGCCCCCCCTCAGTCTGCCACTCCAGACGCATGGAGCTCCCGGCGCCGGTCGTATGCAGCGATCGGCGCCAATATTCGGGCAGCCACGGTATGACTAAGCTTCGTGAAGCCGTGACGATCGAGAACACCCTGTACCGGGTGCTCGGTACGCTCACCATCGAGCGCGCCGCCGAAGTCACCGGTCGCGCCGAAAGTTATCTCCGTGCGCTGTCGGATCCCGACAAGCGCGAACGTCTAACGATCGAGGACGCGATCGCGCTCGACCTCGAGTATCGCGCTGGCGGCCGTGAAGGCTATCCACTGCTCGATACCTATGCGCGCATCGTCGAGGCGGCAGCGGAAGCGAAGTTCGCAGAAGAGCATGCCACCGGCCGACTAACGTTCGATTTCGTCAAGGAAGCGGGCGAGGCGTCCTGCGCGTTGATCGCTGCTCAGCTACCCGGCGCTACCCTCCAGGACTTGCAGAACGCGCTCCACGAGGTCGAGCAGGCCGACAACGCGTCCGCAACAGTCATCGCGCATCTTCAGGGGCGGATCCGCCGCGCCCGTGACGGGCCCAACCCACCCGACGGCTGACGCCGCCGAAACACAGACATCGCCGCCAACCCCGCCCGCCCGCTGATCAACGCGATCAACGGGGCGGGAAACTGCTGCCTGGACGATTTGCCATGCCCGACCGACGCCTAGCCCTGACGAACATAGCGAGCGCGCTGCAGCAGCAAGCCACTGCGCTGCAGGCACTCACCAAGCCCGACGACAGCGACCTGCCGGTTGGCATGCGTCTGCTTCTGGACGCGATCGACCGCGTCAACGTCGCGGCATCGGCCCCCCTCGATCGCCGGACCGTCATATGACCCCGGGTGCATATCTGAAGCATCGCCGCACGGCGCATGGGCTCGGCATTCACGACGTCGCCGCCGCGCTCGCGACTGAGCCTCGTTTGGCTGAGCACGTCCGCGCCGAATGGCTCGAGCAGATCGAAGCGGACATCGTCCCGATGTCGTTCAACACCATCGTCGCGCTTCGTCGCGCGTTCGTCTTCGATCTCGACATCCTGGCGCAGCTCGCCGCGATCGCAATGCATTCGCCGATCGAGCCCCCGCGGCTCTGCCGGATCTGCGCATGCAGCGAAGCAGATCCTTGCCTCGGCCACAGCGGTTCGTGCTCTTGGGTCGCCGAAGATCTCTGCAGCGCCTGCTTCTTCCATGAGCCGGCCGACCGCCTGGCGATCATCCAGTCGGCCGCGGCTAAGCGCGATGTCGCGGCATGAGCGGCCTGCGCACCGTCCACGCGATCGCCGCCATCTTCAGCGGCCTAGCGCTCGCCTTGGTCGTGTTCGGATCGACCCGCCCCGCGATCGCCATCCTCGCGATCGTCATCATCCTGCTGGCGTGGAGCCTTGAAGCGCTTCGCGTCGCCATCCAAACCCGTCCGGAGAACAGGCCATGATGCGCCATCCTCAGCCAAAGATCGAACGCGCCTACCACCTGCGCGAACCCCACGTCCGCATCGTCGAGATCCACGACATCGATTGCGACTGTGCTGCGTGCGTCCCCTACGCGCCCAGCGATCCTGACCGGCTGACGGCCGTCGACATGGGCAAACTCGCCACCCTCGGTGCTGTAGTCGGATCCGCGATCATGTTCGCGATAGATCGGCCGGTGCCGCAGCCGCGCTCCTCGCGACGATCGGGCTGTGACGGTGGCCGACGAACGCGAGCACGGCATGGGCGGTGGCAAGGTCGCCGCCGACGAGCTGCGCCTCCTGATCGAGCGCGCAGAGCGCCTCGAGGAAGAGAAGAAGGGGATCTCCGACGACATCAAGGACGTGATGGCGGAGGCCAAGGGGCGCGGATACGACCCGAAGGCGATCCGGCGGATCCTGTCGATCCGGAAGAAGAAGAAGGAAGAGTACCAAGAAGAGGAAGCCATCCTCGAAGTCTATCTCCAAGCGCTGGGGATGATCTGATGGCCTGCCAGCACGTCACCCTGCCAGGCGGAGGCTCCGCAATCGTCTGCGGCACCCGCCGCCGGCAGCGGTGCGCGTGCGGTCGGGTGGCGACCCTCGCCTGCGACTGGAAGACGCCAGCTCGCAAGAGCGGCACCTGCGACGCGCCGATCTGCGCCAAGTGCACGACGTCGCCCGCGCAAGACAAAGACCTCTGCCCGCCGCACGCCAAGGCGTTCGAAGCATGGATGGCGTGTCGCTAATGCGCGCGCCGAAGCTCCCGCTCCCGCACGTGCGCCAGAAATCTGAGCGCCGCGATCTGCTTGCCGGGTGCCTCGTTTGCAGCGGCCGCACTCCGCGATGGGCAAAGGCGAACGCGCAGGCGCTCGCCGCGCAGCATCACGATCGTACTGGTCACGCGACTTGGGTGACGATCGCGACCGAGATCCAATACGGCAATACCGTCCCAGATCCTCGGCAAACCGATATCGAGGACGCGATCGCGTCCGCCAGTTCGGGGGACCGGCCGGTTGCGGCCCCCCTCCCCGATCTCGACGCACCGGCGGTAGCAGCCGCGGGTGTGAGTGCACCAACCAAGGCCGCTCTGTCGAAACGCGCGCTCGCGGCCGCAAAGCCGGAGCCCTCCAATGTCTAACACGACCCTGACGATCGACCAGCTATGCCTTTCCCATTTGAACGTCCGGACCTACTCGCCTGACGCCGAGGAAACGAGCGCGCTGCAGGCGTCAATCCTCGCTGACGGGCTGCTGAACCCAATCGCCGTTCACCCGATGAAGGGCAGCAAAACGAAGTGGGGCGCTGTCGCGGGCGGCCGCCGGTACCGCGCGATCAAGGCGCTGGTAAAGAACGGGGATCTGCCCGCGGACTATGGCGTGAAGGTCACGATCCTCGAGGGTCTAAGCGACGCCGAGCTGATCGAGCAGTCGATCACCGAGAACCTAATCCGACGCGATCTGCGCGATCACGAGCTATGGGCGGGCGTCGCGCGCGCCGCGTCGCGCGGCCATGGCGTGGAGCAGATTGCCAAGGGCATCGGCCAGCCGGACGTCACTATAGTCGGCCGCTGGCTGCGCCTCGGCCGACTAGCGAAGCCGATCTTCGAGGCGTTCCGCGCGGGCGACATATCGTCTGGGCAGGCCAGTGCGTTTGCGGCGACTGAGGATCAGCAGCTGCAGCTCGTCACGTTTCAGCGCCTGGCACCAATCAATCCGACCCACCCGACGCCCGCCGAGATCCGCAAGGCGATGAAGGTCGGCGACGCGCGCGCCCAGCGCGAGCTCGCGTTCGTCGGGGTGGATACATATCGGAACGCCGGCGGGCGGTTCGACATGGATCTATTTGCAGACGCTGCCGAGGAGCGCGGCCGCGTCGTCGACGAAGGCACGCTGCAGCAGCTCGTCGACGACAAACTCGCGCTCGTGCGCGCCGAGGTGCGCGCGACTGTCGCGCGTCCGGATCTGCGATTCATCCCCGACCAGCCGAAGGACCAGTGGGACAATGTCGATCATCAGCTTCTTGCGAAAGGAAAGCCCCGCGCTGGCGGTGGCCTGGAATTGCCGGAAGGCGACATCGTCGCGCACATCGCGATCGATGCCGGCGGCATGCCGGTGATCTCCTACTGGTGGGCATCCCGTTCGGCGAAGTTCGGCAGCGAGAAGCCTGCGGCCGCAACCGCCAGCGTACCGGCGACGCCCGCTCCACCGGCCGGGGAAAGCGCGTTCGCAGGCCATCATCGCGCGGCGGTAGCGGAGCAGGATGACGGGTTGAGCAAAGACGGGGCGTTTGCGCTCAGCGCCGTCCGGAAGGTCATCTTGCGCGCGGCGATGATCGATGACGCGAAGAAAGGCGGCACGGTCGGCCTCGACTATTTGGTCTGGGCGCAAGCCCGCGCGCTCCTGAACACCGGCTACCGGCGCGACAAGTTGGGCATGCGGATCATCAGCGGCGATGGCCTGACTGGTGTCTCGCATGACGCCTTGGGATTGGCCCGAGACCATATCGCCGAGACCCCTGCCGGGCGCGTCGCTGCGCATACGGTCCTGACGATCACGCAGCAGGACTTCTTCACCGAAGACAATCTCGAGGTCGCGTTTTTGATATATCGCCAGACCTCGGCCGCGACGAAGTCCCTCACGGCCGCGATCGTCGCCGGCGTCGCGCTCGAGCGCAGTCTCGAGACAGCCGAACACTGCTGCGCGGTTCATAACGCCGTCGCTCAAGAGGCCGGGATCGAGCAGGAAGCCCGGATCCGGGATTATTGGACGCCGACCGGGGACATGCTGGACATGTTCTCGAAGAAGCACCGCTTGGCGATCGCCGAGCCGTTCGTCGACGCCCCAACCCTCGCAGGTTGGGCGAAGGCAAAGTCCGCAGACCTCACGACCGCCGTCCTCGCGGTGCTCACCCGCGCTGGCGGGCGCGGCCTCGCATGGGCCCATCCACTGCTGCGGTTTGCGACGTGTCCTTGTGCACAAAAAGGTGAACGCTGATGCCCGCCACCAACGTCTCTGCGCCACGAGATCGGACCATGGCTGGAAGTAAGCGCCGGGGCGTAGCTAGCGAGCGCGGTCGCTTCCTGCGCCTTCACGACATGGTTGCATCCACCGGCCTTAGCGAATCGACGATCCGCAGGCGTGTTCGCGATGGCGATCTCCCCAAGCCGATCGCCCTCACGACGCGATGCGTGGGGTGGTGGGAACGCGACTTCGAAGCGTGGGCCGACAAGCATCGAGCGCCCGAAACCGATGATTGA